CCTTCGTCCTGAATCACGTGGCCAGCTGTTGGGATCGTGATCAGTGTCTTGTTGTTGGCAGCATCATCACTCGCAGTTACTCCTTGCCCAACAAAGCTCAACGAAGGTCTGTCGGGTAGAGAAGCACCTTCTTCTTGCACTACATGTCGCACTGCTGGACCAGGGACGCCTTGTGGTCCTCGAACGCTTCCCGCATTGATTGGCGTACCATCTCTTGTTTGCAAGATCAGATTGTCGCCCTGAACTTCACCGTCAACAACAGTACTGTTCTCAATTTCGAGCATTCGTTCAGCTGTAAATCCGGTTACAGTCGCCATATGATTCTCCTATTCCAGCGATCCACTGTTCTCGACCCAAATATCTTCTTCGTTCTTGTCACTACTGCTAATTGTGTATGTTTCAGGATCAAGATATATGGCTGTATCAGCTGTGATTTCAAACGTTGTCTCGTCAAGCATGACAATGATGCCTTCTCGAGGAGTTTCGGCAGTCCATGTACCATCGCCATGATCAGTGATGATGAGTCGATCCCACTTCCTGATGAACGTGGCAAGACCCTTGAGTGGTGGAAGACGAGGCTCGCTGTCTTCATCACCATACAGAATGCTCTCTAGATCTTCTAACAACCAAGGATCAATCCTACGACTGTCAAATATGACATGTGCCGTAGGTCTGAAGTTCTCGATCTCTTCTGGAATGGCAGTAACGGTCCATTCAAATTCCATAGGTTCTGTTTCCAGAGACATGGTTTGATAACGCTTCTGTGATGGAAGAGCTGTCAGATTGTACAAGAGGTGAATCTTGTATCCGTGCTCAATTCCACTAATGTCATTACCAACCTTTGTCTGATAAGACAATCCAAACTGACTTTGCGGTTGATCGGCGACATAAAAACCGTCCTGATCCTCTAGAATTCCCTCATAAGGAAGAAACTCCTCGGGGTAGGTCCATGCTCTCAGAATTGCTGAGAAATCTCCGACAGTGACAATGTCATTGAACTTGATACCATCGTAATGAACCGCTTGTACCTCATGAGATACACTTTCTTCAATGGAAGTGAGACCATTCCAAGGAATTCCGTAACCATCTACGTTGTAAAAAACACCACGGCTTACACCCGTCTCGTAAAAACGTTTTCCGATCTCATCCCAGACAATAGCGGCCATCTACCCTCCTATCAGCCAGTAGTGTTGTATTGCGCTTTACGTTGAGCATTCAACTCACGGTTTCTCATTGCGATCTCGCTTCTGGACATTTTCTTAGGCTTGGAATTCTTGATGTTACAGATTCGAATCAATGCAAAGAGTCTGTTGAGATGCCAACGTTCGCATTCAAATGGAATGTTAAAAGCAACCATCCAATAATAGATCAATTCCGAAGTAACGGTTTCGCCTCTACCCTTGTGTTCAGGCATGGTTCCGAATGTGGTAGCTGATTCTTTCGATTCGATGTAACCATTAATCCGATCAATATTCTGTTGATTAAATCTGACAAAGATGTCATCGGGATAGATTGGTGTGAGAATCATCGCTTCGACATAGGCAAGGATCTCGAATGGAGTTTTCTCACCTGTTGACAGAAAGGGCTTCTGAAATCGTGACTCCCATTTTGACAACGAGATCAAAGAATGCTCTAATTCTAATTCAAAGTCTCCGACAGTTTCAAACGTTGATGTTGATTCATCGAAGTATTCATCTCCTGGAACAATTAGTTTGAGCATTCTTTGACCTCCCGAATGTCAAGGAGTAGCGAAGATCGCGATTACCTCATCTGGTGACGGAAGTTCTGGTGCCACAGTAGATCCATACAGAAGATCCTCGAGAGTAGCTAGTTCTCCTGACGCAACAACCGTTGAATCAATGACGATGAGAGATGTGGGCTTGTATCCAGTCACAGGAACCGGAGTTGTAGAGATCTCCCAACTGAATGTGATGGCCTCAGGGGAGTCGTTGATAGTGTTGTATGCCTTCTCGGATGGACTGGCAATACATCCATAAACGAGATGCAGCTTCTATCCATGCTGCTCACCCTCGAGATCATTACCAAGTCGGGTTCGGTAAGACAGACCAAAGGTCTTTCGAGGTTGTTGACCAATGGCAATTCCGGGCTCCGGAACTGCGAGTCCGTCGAACTCGGCGAATTCCTCTGGGTATGTGAATGCCTCGAGAGTAGCACCAAACTCCTCGGCTGAAATCATGTTCAGATACTTGATGTTGTCGGCGTACTGCGCGGTCGGCTCGGCGCCGGTAGGCGTCTCCGAAACGCTCGTAAGACCATTCCATGCTACTCCAGAGTTGTAGGCTCCTGACACATCTGGCATGTACAGAACGCCATGATCGACACCCGTTTCGTAGAAACGCTTGCCAACTTCATCCCAAACAAGCGGTGGCATTTGTGCTTCCTCCTAAAAGAAGAGTTTGTAGACATCGTGATTTAGGTTATCTGCTGTGTAGAATCGATCGAAGGTACACATTGGCAAATCTGCAATCTTTGCAGGAATTGCACTGTCCGGATCTCGATCAATGATTGTCACCAGATAACGTTTTCGTGTTTTATATGCTCTGTCATCTGCGTGGTTGATCAGTTCATAGTCTCTTCGATAGACGATGCACGGATATACCATTTGTACAGATGGTGGTGGTTGAAAGTATACGTGATTTGTCTCCAGAATATCAGTCAAGATAGCTTGGAGCTCAAGGCGTTGGGCCATTGTAGACACTCCCAAGACTCAGGACGAGACGAGGACTCCGAACCTCAACATTCGTTACGGTCCAAGGAACCCCCATCCATCGCACATACTTGATCTTGAAGAAATGTTCGATGGCATACTCATCAGCGACGATACTGATCGAATTAACGACACGAATATCGTCGTTAAGGTTTTCTCCAGGCTCCATCTTTCTAGTATTACGGATTACGTCACCAAAATATGAAATCTCAGTGATGATGTCGGCCCAGATACCGGAATCTGATGGAGTTTCTACGGAATTAGCGTACCCAACCGTTCCAAAGAATCTCGCCATCGTATCTCCTTGTCAAATCACGCAGGATTGGTGAATGTCCAGGTATCTCCCTCACTGCTTGGGAAGTAGTGGGTAGGTGCCGGAACAGCATTGACCACGAGAGTCTCTCCATCAGGAACAGCCTTCGCCCCAGCGGTCAGGACGGAATCATCCGAGGCGTCCTGATACACTACGCCAGTCTGCGTCGGGATCGTAACCGTGGTACCGTTGAACGTAGGAGCGTTCGGGGTGACCGAGATCAGAGTGGCGCCGACCTTCTTGATGACCATCGCCGACTTCAGCTTGGTCAAAGCTCCGGAACACCGGGTCTCAATCAGGTACTTGTACTGGTTGTAGTCGATGTCGAAATCGTCGAACATCGCGACATTTCCACCCTTGTCGGCACCAAGAACGTAGTCGGTCATGTTGACCATGATGGCCACGACGTCCGGCTCTTCCTCCATGACTTCGACAGGAACGATTTCGGAGACACGGAGCTCCGTAGCGACCTCGTCGAGAGTCTTGTAGATCCGACGACCGATGGTGTCCTTGATGGTCAGGAACTTGGCGATGTACGTCTCGGTGGTGTACATCGTGGGAAGACCGGTACCACGGTAGTACTGACGGTTCATGACGATGGCATCGACGAGCTCCGCAACAGACGAGTTGGCGTCATCGATGTTGACATTGACAACCGTCGTATACAGCTCATGATCCGTTGCAATGGGTCGGATGTTCTGCTCGTTGATCTTGTCATCACTGGCAATATCGCGACCATCACCGATGAGAACTGCACGAGCGAGCTCCTCATCGAGCATGAGACGCATCTCTGCCTTGAGCCAGGCGACCACATCGAAATCAGTGATGTCGATCATGTCATCACGATCGAGCTTCTGCTTCTTGTAGATGGTCGTCGGGATTGTGACCCGCTTGGCGACTCCGAAGAACTCCTCCTTCTTCAAGTTGCCCTTGATGTAGCCCTTGGCACGAGCCTCTTCGACGGTGATGTCTGCAGAGAGAGTCTTGATCCTGCTGAAGGGACTCTTCCTCGTACCAGCGAGGACCTTGTTGACCCACTCGGTCCGACGGGCGAAGAATTCGGGAGTGTTTCCAAGCGCCTGTGCCTCTGGGAACAGGATATCGATGTCGTTGATGCCATGGGAGATTGCATATGCTTCGACGGCATCCTTGAGAGAACCCATCTTGGTTGCATCTGCAACGATGCCTTCAATATCCGAATGCGAGAGAGTCGGACGCTCGGGCTTGACATCTTCCTTCTCGAAAACATTGCGGGTCATCTCGTTACCTTCCTGATCTGTATCGGTGGAGTCGTCGTCTTTGACATTATCGTGTTGGGCACTATCTTCGGTAACTTCCAAAGCCTGACCAAGCATGTAATGAAGGACTTCCTTCTGCTTGTCAGACATTGAGTCATAGACATCCTGAATGGTCTCGGCATCCTCGGTGTCTTCCGCTTCTTCAGCGTCATCAGCGGCGTGCTCAAGCTCGAGACCCGTGTAGATGATGACTTCGTCTTCGAGAGTGATCTCGTCGCCATCAGAGTGACGAATCGTGACATTCTCGATGAGAGCACCTGGATTGGCACCGGACAGAACAAGGCTCACTTCACGAATTGCTCCATGAAGAACTCGACCAGCTCGTTCTACGAGCTCGTTCGCCCAGATAGAGAGCATGTTGATGTCACCATGCTCGAGCAGGCCCTTCGTATGAACGGCCTTGACGGACTTGTTGAAGTAACCATAGGTGTAGACACCGTCATCCCGATTCTCGAGGACGGCATGTCCGAGGACATTCTCCGGGTCTGTGTGACCATGCTGCCAAACAAGAGGGACACGCATTTGGTCCTGATGTTTGAACGCGCCAGGCATGATGGTTCGACCGTCGGAGCACTTGAGTCCAGCCTTGGTTGCATAGCCGCTGAAATCAGCTTCCATTTTGACTGTTCCTTTCCAAAGAGCGAGGCCCCTCAATTGCTAACATTGGTTTAGTTTCCAATTCTGGTTGTGATTGCGGCATGTTACTGTTGACAAGTTGATCGGCCTTTGGATCAGAAGATGGAGGAATTCCCATGTATCCTCTGATCTCGTTTGCTGTAAGAATCTCATTACGAGTGAACTTGTCAGCAATCTCGGCGATCTCATTTACAGGAACAAGCTTGAACGGATCTCTGAAGTATCTGATCCGTTCATCATTATGCGTACCCTGGGGCCCAAGGAACGCTCTTTGCATGGATTCGATGATGGCATCGATGATAGGCTCAATTGTACGACCGAAGTAATTGAGCATTGCTTCTTCGTTGGCCGTGCCATTCATGACTTCAGGCGTGAGACCGAGTTGACTGTACAGCATGTTGGTGAGATACTCGACCTGTTTGAGTAGGTTGTTCTCGGCAGGTCGGTTTAGCTGTGTGATCTTCTCGGTTCCATCAGTATAGGCAATGCCGTACTGGCTACCCTTCAATTGAAACTCGATGTCCTCACGACGTCTCTCTGCTTGCTGTCGCTTGGCTTCGGATTTGATTACATACGGAAGCTGGATGATAATGTCCAACTTCCCAGAACTTGATTGCTCGTCAACACTGTCGAGAAGACTCAACTTTCGAATCAATCGCTGAAGAGTTGAGTTCGGCTCGTTCATGACGGCATAAAGAGGATTCTCAATGATTGCTACGTATCGCTTTTCCAAAGTAATCTCTTCACGTCGACCACGATTCTCATTATAGACATTGAGTCGAACGTGCTTCGGATACCAACTTACAATTTCTCCAACACGCATTGTGTGGATGTCAAAGACAGCATTGGTTTCCGGATTTCTCGTAGTATCCACTGGAACAACAGCAGCAACACCCTTGTCGAAGAGTGTCATTGTGATATCTTGTCTGAACGCTCTAGGAGATTGATCAATATTGGCTTCAAGAGTGAAGCAATCGTTCAGAGCGCTTTCCATATCTCTCAAATAACGACCTTGTTCATCCAGCTTGACGTGTTTCAGTATGATTCCAGCAACATCGATACTGATTCGAGTGTAGATGGATGAAACAATCGATCGTTCACTGTAGATGAACCGTCTTGGTCTAGACGGTGGCATGCCACCATAATAAGTAGTGGAACCATATGCATATTCATCGAATTGATCGGTGTTACGGAACGCATTCCAGGCGCCCTTAATTCGATCCAAAATCGGCAAGATCAATCACCTCC